CCACCTTGTTCTAAATGTTTCATCATGTTCTCCATAACTTGTGCACCTTGATCTATATCTCCACCACCTGCGTTTCTAACAGCATCTGCAGTAAATACAAACTCATTTACACTTAATCTTGCAGGCACATCATCTGCTTTTTCTTGTTTTCCTATAGGTACAAACCCACCTTCAGCTCTGTAATCTTTTTCCATACCACCAAGGTCCATGATTCCACCACCTTCTTCAAATCCTATTCTTCCACCCATAGCCATCATAGGTACTTGTTCTATACCCATCATTGGCATTTTTTGTTGAGGCGCAAAATTTTGTAATTGTGCTTGAAGAAAAGCTCTGTCTTCATCTGTTAAATTTGGGTCTTGCATTTTTTGAATTATTTTAGTTATTGCTTCTTCTGTTACTTGTGCGTTATTCATTTGCGGAGCACCCATGTCAGCACCACCGCCCATGTTAAATCCTATTCTACCACCCATAGCATAAGGTCTTTGTTGATTAACTCTTAAAATATCTTTTAATACGTCAACACCACCAAAAGGTTCTACACCTTTGCTAGCTACATCATAACCTAATCCTTTTAATTGAAACGTTTCTAATTCATTGAAAGGATTAATTATTCCACCACCATTATCAAATCCTATTCTCCCACCGTTAGCTGCTTGTGCATATGTAATAGCCATTTCTTCTGGTGAATATTTTCTTGATGCAACTGTTGGTAAAAAATTTAATCCTCCTGCTAATCCTTGTTTTTGAGTTGCTAAGTTAGCAGTTTTTTTAAGATTTGCTAATTGAATTCCTGTGTTGTCATCAGGTAAACCTGGTGTATCAGACTCTGTATTTTTAGTAAATAGACCTGCTGCAACACCACCAAGTGCTGGTACAATGTTTTTTGCAAGTCCTTCTGTAATTTTTTCACCAATAGTATATTCGTTATCACCTTTACCTCGTGGTTTTGTTATAACGTTAGTTACTGGGTCAATTAAAAAATCTAAATAACCTTTACTACTTTTTTCACCAGGAATAACATCAAAATAATTTGAACCTAATGCAGCGACTGTAGCAGCGACTACTGGATTTTCTTTAATTGGATCCATAATATTTTCCTGGAACCATGATCCAATACCACCACCATAACTACCAGGACCATCTACTCTTCCTCTTTTAGGAGTTTCAATATCCATGATACCACCATTAGCTGCCATTTGTCTGTCAGGTAATACTGGTCCTGTTGGTTTAGGTTGAAAAGGATTGACTGGTTTTGTAGGATCGTTTGGTAATGGAGTGCCACCAGACATTTGTCCTTCGGCCATTGCTTGATCTAAAAATTGTTGTAGAGTCATAGGTTCCATACCCTGCTCCATCATGTCATCAACGTATTTTAAATACTCTTCTTCTAATTGAGCCATCATCATGTTCTCCATCTCTTGTGGAGATTTAGGACCTTCATTACCACTATATTTTATAGATGGTGCGTTAGTCTCCAGCTCTTCTGAAATTTGTATATCTTCTATTCCCATGGTTTTTTTACTTTACTTTGTTTTACTAAACAAATCAAGAGCTGGCATGATAACTTTTACATCCTGTGCCATCTCTTCTGGTTTATAACCTTTGACTTCCCAGTCTTTTTTTGTTTTAAAAACCTCACCTGTTTCCTTGTGTCTGTAAGTTTCTTCTACTTTTGCCTGTAATATATCCATTATGTTGTTACCTCTTTCTTAATGTTTAGGTAGCTAATAGCTACATCAAACGAGTCTGTTGTGCTTGTTTGAACTGTAAAGGTTTTACCACCTTCTACTATTAGCGGTTGGGTTAATAATTCTGTTGTAACATTAGCTGTTAATGCTGCTGATTTAATGGCTGTAATACTGTTATTTAAAACAGTTACACTAGGTGTACCAGCTGATGTAACCAATATTGATTTAATAACTATTGTTTCATTGACCACAGGAACACCAGAACCAAAAGGTGTCAGTGCACTACCGCTTGTACTGTTGTCTATTCCTACAAATTTATATTGGTTTACTACTGCCATTAATCTAAAAAGAAGCTTCTAGCTTCTATTTCCTGTTTTAATTCTTCTTGAAAAGTTGTGTTAAGTTTCTCTAACACAGCATCTAAATCTCTAACTAGAGATTGAGCAACATCTGGTTCATACTCATTACTTGCTCTGGTTAATGTTTGTACTATCTTTGCCATTATAAACTTGCAATGCCTCCTCTACCATAACCCTGTCTTCCTGTACCATCTTGTTCAAAACCACCAGGATCAAATCCACCACTTTGAGTAGCGCTACCATAATTGTTATCACCACCATTACCATGAACCTTACCTTGATAAGGAGCACTATAAGTTTTTCTGTTTTCTTCTTTTTCTATATCAGCATCTATTTCCATCCATTCATGCAAATTTAAATCTCCTATTTCTGTTTTTGCTTGATCTAATCTTTTTTGTTGTGTTTCTGTAAAAGGTATTTTTGAAAATCTATTATATCCTCTATCTTTAATAGCTTGCATTTTCTTTATAAACTTTGTTAAGTCTCTTGAATAACCTACTGATTTACCGCCGTGTACTGCATTTTTACCACTTAACACAGAGTCAGGTCCATAAATTAATAATCCACTATTTGGATTTCTTGCAAGAAAACCTTTTTCTCCAGCATAATCTAACTCACCTCTAAGATGTGGATTATAGTTATAAGAACCTTCTCTTAATGGATTTGTTAAATAACCTAAACCTAAAGCTCCTGCAAATAAAGGCATCGCTTTCATTATACCACTACCACCACCCTTTAGTATACTTTTAATACCTTGATTAGCTATTATTTTCATTGGATTAATTTCAAATTTACCACCAGTAAAAGGCATACCAAAAGTATACTTAGGATTTCCTTTTTGTGTATCTATGCCTAACATTTTTGCAGCAACGTCATAAGCATAACCCTTATCTATTAGTGCTTTTAATAATGCTTCCATTATCGTCTTCCTCCAGTTTGTATATCTAATCTAAAAGTACCCAATTTCCAACTAGTATCAATAGCTGTATTAGATATTGTGAGAGCTATAGCTCTACCTCTAGCACGTGTGTCTACTTTATCTGTTGTAGATGTTACAGTAAAAGGACCAAGTGATGAGCTAGCTGCTGCATCATTTGGATAATTTCTTAAATCTAATTGTACAATAGCGCTTCCTTGTTGTGCTATAAAGTCAGGTATAATTCTACTAACTCTCATAATGTTTTCACCATCACCTCTAAGGTCACCTAAATTAGTTGCAGCTCCTCTAACAACTTTTTGTGTAATATCATAATCACCAGATGTAATATTAGCAGGAATGGCTACGGCCGTGGTCCCTGCTTCTTGTTGATTAACTCCTGTTTCATGTTCAAAGTATATTGTAACTCCTTCAGTGTTTCCCTGAACATCAAATGATACATCATCACTTGCATTGTATTTTGTTGCATGAGGTAAACCAAATACAGATGAATCTTCCCATGTACTTCTAGGAAACAGAGTACTTGCATTAGTAAACCATATAGGTCGTTTGGATGTTGAATCTAAATAACTATATGTAACTGCTCTAGTATTTACATTAGATGTAGATGTTGGATAGAACCAAGTAATCTCACCAAACAAGTTATTAATACCACAATAAATTAATTGATTAGATGTAGTGTTAAGATCGTCGTAAACAAAATCTTCTACTAAACAGTCCATTGATTCTAGCTTACCAGTAAACCTAAAAAAACCATTATCAGACATCCAGTATGCAGCACCATCAACCTCTACTGCTGCGTTCATACCAATCAATCCACAGTTAGTACCTGCTTGTTCAAATGCAAATGTAAATGGAGTTCCAACAAAACGCATAGTAAATAAAGAAGTATCACTCCAAATGTATATTGCATTTCTACCAAGTTTAGCACCCATGATCCGTGATCCGGCGGCCAGTCTTTGTGTACCAGCACTATTCTCAGCTGTTGGTGTATAGTCTTCTATATTTTCTTGAGAAGAAAATCTTATAAACATATCATCTTGTGTAGTTTTATTACCTATAGTTGTTTCTGTTCCAAAAAATACTAAGTGACGATCTGGAGTTGACACTAACATATCACGTGACGCTGTTGGTGCTCCTGGAATAATTATAGCTCTAGTGCTTGTTGCATTTGCTGCATCACCGTCCCATTTAAAACACTCACCATTATGAATTAAAGCTATAAGTGTTGTACCTAAATTATCTAATGACCATAAACCAGGATCTGTTACTTGGTCAGTGTTGGCTGCAGGTGATCCCCAACCTGTAAATGATGATGTGTTTGTAACTGTTACACCAGTATTGTGAGCTGCTCTTGTAGTTCCTCTCACTGCTCTTGTTATACCAGTTAGTTTACTAGCTGTAATTCCTGTGTATGATATTTCCTCTGTTCCTACTTGAATAAAATTTGTACCTGAACTTGGAAAACCAGCTGTACTCCCTAAAGTAATTTCTGTAGCTGAACCATTGTTACCGTTTGTGTTGTCTCCTAATGCACCATTTAATGTAGTTGTTAATGCTCCTAAAATATTACCACCCCATAAAGATATACCCCAACCAAAAGCCCCTAACTGTTCAGCAGGTCCTACGTGAAAGTATTGGTAGTATTTTATACCACCAGATGTTGTTGCACCACTACCTGTTTCATTGCTAGGCATTGTAATAGTAATTGTAGTAGTTGTTGGTACACTTGTTACCATAAATTTTTTATCATTAAAATCTGCGGCAACAAAATTAGAATTTGTAATAGCACTAAAATCACTAAATAAAATAATGTCTGTTGGAACAAAAGAATGTGGTGCTGGAAAAGTTATAGTAACTGTTGGTGATCCATTAGTTGTACTAAACGCACTTGTAAGAGCTGTACCTGTTGGATTAACTAAAGGATGAATGTCATAATAAACACCACCAGAATATATGTATAAAATTTTGTTAGTTCCTATAGCTGCAAATTTAGTTGATGCTTTGTTTACAAAATGATGTAAACCTCTAGCGGCTCCAGTAAGTTTTGATTCACCTAATTGGTTCCACCCACCTATTTTTTCAGGCGTACCATATCTAAAACGAACATTCTCTCCGTCTATCCATTGAGACTCTGCACCCGTAGATGTAACTTGTTTATTAAATCCTGGTAGGAATCCTAATTTTTGTAACATATAGCCTCATTATAATACTGTTTTTATTCCTGATGGTAAACCCAACTTAGGTCTTCCATCATATTTGTTTTTGTCAGCAAATGGGCCATTCACATGATTATAATGTAGAAATACTTGACCGCAAATGTCCCCGTCAAAAGGCTCTCGCCAATGTTCAAGTTCACAGCCACTATATACTAGCATATCACCTACTTCAAGTAAGACTTTTGTACCTTCTACAAATATTGACCATGGATCACCACCTAAATTAAGTGTTGTAGATATTTCACAACTTGGTCTATCCTTATGTTTTTTTAATTCGTCACCTTTTTTATATGCTCTTGCGTAGGAATAAGTAGGACATAGGTCTAAGCCGGTATGCTTTTTCATTACAGGTAACATCTTAACCATAAGGGTTTCCATAGCAAAATCACCATAACATGAGTAAGTATTAGGTATTTGTTTATCGGTCCATGTTCCAAGGATCGAGGATTGTGCATGTATATTATGTTGGTACATAAAATTAACCGCATCTCTTTTAAGTAGGAAGTAGTTTAATATAAAGTTAGCTAAATCGTAAGACACAGCGTTTTTAATTACTTGATATTTTTTATCTTGAAAACTCATATTATCATACATTTCTGTAAAAAATTAAAAGACACTGATATTCTTATATCATTAGATTTATTAGGGTCAACACAATGCATTAACCAAGCTGGAAACATAATACATCTTCCAGCAATAGGTTCGTAATGTGTTTCTCTAAATAATCTTGTAGGTTTTTTTCCATCTTTTTGTCTTGGTCTAGACATACAAGCAACTGATCTTGGATCATCTATTTTTAAATGTCCTGAGTTTTTAGGTGCTTTAATATAATACACACCAGACCACAATGAGTTTGGATGTTGATGTGCTCTATTCATTCCACCCGGTGGATTAATGTTAGCCCACATATTACCTAATACAGGTTCACTGTCTAAGTGCTCTTGATCATAAATAGTTTTTTGACAAGCATATAACATATCAACTAATTTTTTATATTCAGGTCGTTCATGCATATCAGTTTTTGAATGCCATCCTTGTACATTAGTTCGAACTACTCCTTTATCTTGTTTAGACCAAGTTACAATATCTTGTTCTAATTCTTGATTAAGAGTTGGATGTTTTATATCTGCAATATAAATAGGTGTTGGAAAATGTAATTCTCTATGCATTATTTAAATGGTGTGCCTCCAAACCACATAACTAAAGATTTTCTGTTGCCACGTGTTACTGGTGTAACTCTGTGTCTAATAAAAGATGCAAAAAATATAGCTTGGCCTTGTTTTAATTTAACAAATTTATTTTCAGAAATTAGTTCTAAATCACCACCTTCAAATTCTGATTCAGGAGACAACAAACAAGTCATAGATATTTTTCTAACTGGTGGCTCATGAACAAAATTAACATCATTATCAACATGCCATTCATAAAACCCACCTTCTGGGTATTCTGTGTATTGTGCCATTTCAGTTATAGTCATTCCATCAAAACCGAAATGATTACCATTAGTGGTCTTCATAATTTTTTCTATATCTTTGTACATGTCACTCATTTTTTTAAATGGTATCCAACTAATATGTGAGGTTCTAGTTTTAGTATCTATTACCCCTGATTCAATTTTTTTATTACCACCAACATGAGCATCTTGTTTAGGTTCTGCACGTCCTGCAGCAATAATCATTTTACATTGTTCAGGTGTAAAAATTGCTTCATTTGTTTGAACTATAAAAGATCTCCATTTCGGTTCTGTAATCATATTAATATCCATACTCCACCCATCCTGTTATTATATATTTGTCATTCGATAAAGGTGGGTTTCCTCTATGTACATGTGTAAATTGTGATGGCCATACTAACATTGTATTTTTTTGTGGTTTAAAACGACATTTTTGATATAAAAATTCTGTCTCACCTCCTTCGGTTACATCATTTAAATATATCATAAAAGCAAGTATCCTATTTCTTGATTTCATTTGAGCGTTTTCACAATGCCAAAAATGATAACCTTCACCTATTTTTGTTTTTTGTATTTTAACTTCCAGTATATTATGTGTAGATAATTTTTTTAAGTGAGAATATTTTTGAACATACAAAGGATACACATCTTTAAAAAACATATCTATAAAAGGTTTATTGTTGTAAGTCATTGCAACATTAATATCTGTTATAGTATTTACAGCATTATCAGAAACAAGTGTTTCATCTTCTTTCCTTGGATGCACCGCACCTTGTTGTTCACAGTTATGAAAATAATTTAAATAACTATCTATTAATTCGTTTGACATAAAATTTTTAAACACACCTATATGATTATCAATTAAAAATTGTTTATCCATTAATTAGCTCCTCTATTTCTAATAGGATCAAAATCTACATCACAGTTTGCAGCAAGAGTTCTTCTAGTTTCATCAGTTCCGTTAAAAGGGTATACACAATGCCTCATATCATATGGAAATATATAAAAATCTCTAAGGTCCATTGGTGGTTGATAGTCTATTTTAGCAAACTGACCATTAGCTGCTCCTAATATTTGTAGCCTACCATTTTGTTGTATGTGTTCTGCAGAATATTCCTTACCATAAGTAGATGGTACTTTTAAAATCATTACACTTGATAAACCTGTAAACAACATACCTCTATGTATGTGTGTTGGATTATACTCGTGTTGTTTCATTTCATTAACCCATATAGAATTTAAATGCGTTTTATATTCTTTAATTTTATTAAAAGATAAATAATGATTAAACACTTGCATAAAATAATCTGTAACATTTCTAGGCAACATGTTATGATTTTCCATCTTTGTTTGATCTTCACCGTGATAAAACAATGAATGTTCGTTCTCAATCTTACCTACTAATTGTTGATTAGCTGGTGCAAGGTTATGAAAATTTTGTTCATATATATTATTAATCGATTCAAAAATATCTGAGGGTACTTGATATTTTAAAACAGATTGACCTAAAAATATAAAATCAAACTTAAGATTTTGATTTTCCATCTTGTGTTATTTGTTCTTTCTTTTTATAACTATTTTCTAATTCACCAGATTTTTTAATTCTTTGTAATGATTGTAGTTGACCCATGACATTAAATATTTCTGCCTCACTGGAATTTCCATTTAACGTTTTTGCTTTTTCATGATACTGTAAGCCATAGGATTCTAATTGATGTTGGTTAACATCTTTGTCATTAAACGATCCGTCATTAAATTCTTTTTTTAATCCAGACCACATTTTAATTTCTCTCATTCTATGTTTAGCTGTTTTTTCCATAGATGCTTTACCAAATTTACATTCATCTAGATCTATTTCGTATTTAGTTTTTTTGTAACTATCTTCTTCTTTATGTATTTTATTTTCTAACCAAGTTATCTTTGCTTCGTTTCTTCTGTAATCAAATGATAGGGTCATTAAGTTATCTAAATATGATGATTGTTCTCTAACACACTGCCAATATTTTGCAGCTTTAGTTGGGTATCGGTTATCTTGTAGTACAGAAAATCTTGCTTCTGTTTCTGTTCGAAAAACTTGTTTTTTTGTCCAAGTATCTCTAAGTTCATCTACCATACCTTTAAAATCTGATAGATCTTCTTGTTCTAATAAATTATTTAAATGAATTTCTTCATCTTGTATTATTTCTTTAACATCTTTTTTCATTTCTTTATCCTTTATAAGTTAGTTCTTATATATATTGTTTAAAATATATTACAAGTATTAACTATTGGTAAATGTAACAGTTGTAGCACCCGTACCAAAATTAAACTCTGATGTTACATTAGTAGTACTAGATGGACTTCCTGCAAAAAATAAAGCCGCAGTTCCAGGATTACCTGAAAAACCTCCAGACGGGTGTGTTGTAGAAAAAGTAGCAGCACTTGTTGCCCAAGAACTACCATTATAAATAAATACAGAACTATCTGATGATGAACCTGCATTAGCAATTATTGCAGTTTGTGTTCCACCGCCTACACTAAGAGCAGTAGGTGAAGCAGTTATTGCTGTCCAGTTTGTTCCATTCCAACTTTCAACAAGGTCAGTACCTCCTGCTGCTACAGCAGCAGTAATTGTTCCAGCTCCTACCGATTGACTCCTTGCAGTATTTAAATCATTAACTTCTGTCCATGATGATCCATTCCAAGTTTCTGTTAATACTTGATTTTCAGCAGCATCATTTAATCCACCTGCTACTAGTCCCGATGTTCCTGTGGCTCCACAACCAGACATAATTCTTCTTTTTGTATTAGTTGATGCTACTTCAGTCCAATTAGTTCCGTTGTATTCTTCTACGGCAGTTGAAAAAGCAGGGGGTGGTGATGGAGGCCCTTGTCCGTTAACACCTATTGCACTTGTTGAAGTTCCAAAAGAACTTTGAAAAATTGATCTTCTTGAATTCATGGAGTTTACAGTTGTCCAATTAGTTCCATTATAAATAGCGGCTACGGCGGTTCTATTAGAACTAGGTGGCACCCTACCTCCAAAACCAATAGCTGCAGTTTGTGTTCCTGCACTACCAGCTTGATAAAGTGATTGTGGATAATTTCCTCCAGTTGCTATTGAATCACCTATAAAAGCTCGACCTTTTAATTTATTTGATGTTGAGTTATACCAAACTTGTCCTTCAACAGGATTTGATGGGTCTGATGCTACCGCTTCAATATTTGTTCCATGTATTTCTTTGTATGTTGCCATAATTAATCCGTACTTATTGTTTTAACACTAGGACTTTCACCTGCCCATTCTTGTGCATATCCTTGTGCATTTCCTGAACTATTTATTCCACCAATAGAAAGTCCAGAAGAGTTACCTGTGTTATAACTTGCACCTCCAACAGTTCTAACTGCTATATTTAAATCTGTTGTTTCTGTCCAATTTGATCCATTCCATTGTTCTGTGTTTGCTTTTGTATTTGGTGAATCTGAAGGAACTTGTCCCCCATAAGCTAATCCTGATGTTTGAGTTCCAAATCCACCTACACCTCTTCTAGACGTATTTAAATCGTTAACTTCAGTCCAATTTGATCCATTGTAACTTTCAGTTGCTCCTGTAACAGTGGAGCCTGAAGAAGTAGCTAAAGCTGCTGTTGTAGTTCCAAAACTTGCCATACCACTATTAACTACATTTAAATCTCCAACTTCAGTCCAATTAGTTCCATTCCATTGTTCTGTATTAGCTATAGATCCTGAAGGGCCTCCGCCCCCAATTGCTAAAGCTGCAGTTACTATTCCTGCAGGTCCTCTAACTTGTGCTGTTTGGTTCATATTATTTACACTTGTCCAGTTTGTTCCATTCCATTGTTCTGTTACATTAAGATTAGGATTACCAGTGCCTGCTGGACCATATCCTCCAAAAGCTATTCCAGATGAACTGCTTGCTCCTGCACCTCTTAAAGAATATCTTGAAGTATTTAAATTATTTACTTCAGTCCAATTAGTTCCGTTATATAATTCTGTATCTTGTCCTCCAGTTGGTGGACCAGTATCACCACCACCTGCAGCTAATGCTGCAGTTAATATTCCAAAAGTAGCGTTATCAAATTTTGTTATATTGTTCATATTACCACCTGTAGCCCAAGATCCTGCAGTTATAGCACCTGTTTCCATTTTTATAACATTACTTGTAGAATTATACCACACCTCTCCTTCTACCGGATTACTAGGATCCGAAGAGTAGTTTTGTATTTTACCACCATGTGTGCCTATATACGTAGCCATTTAATTTTATTCCTCTAATGTTATGTCAGTAGGTCTTGTGATATTCTCTATTGCTGGTGCTTTTTGAGCATCAGGTAAAGCATCCCACGCAGCTTGTGCTGCTTGAACCTCTGTGTCAACAATCGCCTGTGCCTCGTCTTTTGTTTTTACAATACCTGCAACTTTAGCAATCCAAAGATTACCGTTTTTGTTGTGTGCAGGAACTTGCCAAACATTTCCAGGTAAGCCGACAAACGTGATTTTAGAAGATTCACCGTGATCGATAAATCCTTTTCCCCAGTTTTCTGCTACACAGTATTGATATGTTTTTGTCATAGTTTTCTCCTTTAATTAATCTGTTAATACCTTAGTTACCGTAGAAGTTCCACTCCATTCTTCTGTTGCTGCTGTTGGACTTGTATTTCCACCAGAAAATAATGCTGATGTAGTTGTACCATTTGATCCACCTGCATCACGTGCTTGACTTAAATCTGCAACTTCTGTCCAACTTGAACCATTCCATAATTCTGTTAGAGCTGATGTACCAGATCCACCAAAAACTAAAACCGCTGTATTGCTAACTCCTGCTGCACCCATTGCATTTCTTCCAGAATTTAAATCTCCAACTTCTGTCCAGTTTGTTCCATTCCAAGATTCAGTGTATGCAGGACTTGGAGCTCCACCAACACATAAAGCAGATGTTATAATACCAGTACCTCCAACTCTATTTCTTCCAGTGTTTAAATCATTTACTTCTGTCCAATTAGTTCCATTCCAAGATTCTGTGTTTGCAGCAGCTGGCGTTCCTCCAAAAGCTAAAGCGGAAGTATTGTCTACCCCTGCTCCTCCCATTTGATTTCTTGCAGTATTTAAATCATTCTTTTCTGTCCAGTTCGTTCCATTCCATAATTCTGTTTTTCCTGTGCTACCTCCCCCATAAATTAATGCAGATGTTTGAGTTCCATTACCTGTAAGGTCATCTCTATCAGAATTTAAATCATTTACTTCAGTCCAGCTGGTTCCATTATAAGATTCTGTTTGTCCTGATGGAGCAGGTGATCCACCTGCAAATAAAGCTGATGAATTACTAACGCCACCGGACGCTCCTTTTTCTCTACCTGTATTTAAATTTCCTCCTGTAGCCCAAGCACCGATTGGTGATATAAATTGATATTTGAAATCTTTGTTAGTGCTATCGTACCATAGCTCACCTTCCACGGCACCTGGATAATTACCAGCGAAGTTGACAACCGCAGTTCCAACTTTCTCCTTATAAGTAGCCATGATTATTTATTCTTTAACAACCAACCTTGAGTTCCATCTACATAAACCAAAGTATTTGCTGCTCTTTCTACTGAAACTGTTAATGGATCTGTTGATCCTAAAATTTTTTCTGTACCATTTTGATCAATTGTTAATGCGTTACTATCAAACGTTCCTGCGTAATCTACAAAAGAAACTTCATCTCCAATATTTCCAGCAGGTAAATCCATTTCAAATGCTCCACCAGTTGTATTAATAAAATAACCTTCACCAGCTGCTGCTGTAAAAGTAGAAGTTTTTACTGCTTGCCATGAAGTTCCACCAGATACTTCAGAGAAAGATAATTGACCAATACCTGTAGTACCTGAACCTGATACAGAAGCTACTTTTAAAAATGTATCTGCTGTAACATTTCCAGTTGGAAATTTAAGTTCATAGGATTGATTAGCTGAGTGTTCAGGTGACGTAAGTTTAATACCATGTGTATTTTGTTCACAATTAAGTTGAATTGAACCTGGATTAGTATCACCTCTTACAGTTACATGACCATTACCTTTAGCCAATAAATCTAAATCAACATTAGTTTCACCTGTTGATGATAATCTTGGTGCATTACCTGACGCACCATTTGCAATTGTAAATTCGTTTACTGCTGAACTTGTAGCTGTAAGTAAAGCTAATTCGTTTCCATTAGTATCTAAAATAGAAGTACCAATTTTAGG